AACCGGAGCGGTCGCTTGCGTAAGCGCGATACCCGGTTGCACGCCCCCGGTGAGGATATTTAGGAGTTGTCCGGTTGCCTGCATCGGCAGCCCGTATTGCTGCATGAGTGTTTGCCCGAGTTGATTAATAGCGTTCGCCTGCATGCCGGCGAGCTGCGGCCCCGCCATAGCCATTTGCGCGCCTTGCTGCGCGGCACTCTGAATGCCCCCGGCACCTTGCTGCAACGCTTGCAGATACGGCAGCATGGATTGCCCGAGGGCAGCCTGCCCTTGTGCCGCTTGCTGCACACCCTGCGACGCCCCCTCGAGCCCGGTTATTCCCTGCTGCGTAATGTTGCCGACATTCCCCGCGGCCTGTCCTAGACCCGAAATAGCACCTTGCTGAATGTTAGCGAGGTTACCCGTGGCGCCGGTAAGTCCCTGTAAAGCCGCTTGCCGATTCTGCGCCTGATTCTGTGCCATCTGCCCGGCAAGGTTGGTCATGGCTTCGTACTGCGCTTGCTGACCCGCACCGCCCGCCTCCAACCCTCGAGCCGCGGCGCCGGCACCAACTTGCTGCATGACCCGGCGAGCGGCTTGCTGATAGAGGTCCTCGCCCTGTATCGGCGACGCCATCTGTTGCGCGAAGCGTTGCGCGAGGTTGACGTTGGTTTCCGCCCCCGTTTGCGCCGCACCGCCAGTCAAGAGGTTACGCGCCTGATTCATGGCCGCTTCCGCACCGGTAAGCGCCGGCCCCCGTAACGCCCCTTGCGCCGCACCTAGGGCTTGCTGCGCACCGGCGGTGCCTTGCGCTGCGGTCTGCTGCAACCCGGGGAGCATACCCTGATACTGATTGTAGAGGTTCTGCGCGCCGGTTAACCCTTGCTGCGCGGCGCCGAGCCCTTGCCGTGTCGCCGCCATCCACTCGGGCATCATCTGCTGCGCGGCGGTAATCGACTGCTGAAGCGCGACGTTTGCTTGCTCCCCTTCCCGCGATACCCGTTGCCCGATGTCCTGCGCACCGCTGATAACGCCGGGTGCGTATTGCTGAATCTGCCGGATTGCCGACGCGAGCGGCCCTTGCGCTTGCCCGCTTTCGATTTGTCTCTGGAGTCGTTGCGCTCCGCGGCCGACCCCGAGCCCCAGACCTTGCAAGAGTGGTTGCACCGCTTGCCGCGACACAGCGCCTGCGGTCCGGAACGGAAGGCCGCCAAACGGCGACGTGACGGATTGGCTCTGCTGATTCTTGCCGTAGTGGCAGAGTCGTTCCGGGTTACTGCGTCGGTGATACCGGCGACTGTCGAGAATCATTCCCGCGCCCCCTCGCTCCCGGTAAGATCGCTCCGCCGCTCCGCCACGTCGAGCTCCAACGCATCCACGCCACGCATGACCGAGATTGCCGTGATTGCCCAGCCGCGTTCCGCCCATTGCGTATCGCCGGGCACGGTGCGGCCCTCGACAACCGGAATGCCGTAGCGGCGGCAATAGGGTAGCAAGCCATCGCGAAAGAGAGCACGTGATATCCCGGTCTTGCGGTGCTCCGGGACGACATATACCCACTCGACATAGAACGCCGACGGTGGCTCGCCTACCGGCCGAGACCACACCTCGCCCGCCAAAAAGCCCCGCACGTCGCGGTCGGCGGCGAGCCACACGTGGCAGGTAGGGTCGACGCCGAGGCGCCGGCCCCACTCCTCGGCATAAAATCGCGCCGCTTCGTGCGGGTCATGCCGGGGATACGTATCCGGGTAATTGCGTTCGTGCTCCATCATGAGGCGCTCGAGCATGCGACCGAGCTCCCGCACGTCGGCGGCTTCCGCATGGCGTACTATGCGCATGGCTCCGGCCCTGCAATCGCCGGCGACCGCCGCCGTCTCTTGGGTCGCTTTCTGCGCTTCTTTCGGGTTGGCTTCCGGGGCGCGGTGCCATTGCCGTTCGTGGCGACGTCGAGCGGCGGGATCGGCTCGAGCGGCGGGACCTCGACCACGGGCTCGGGCTCCAGTGCCGGCGGCGGAGGTGCCAGCTCGGGCTCCGGCTCGGGCACCGCAGGGCGCTCGGCGGCAGCCGCAACCGCAACCGCCGATAGTGGCAAGACGTAGTGAATCAAAAAGGGTGCCCAACCGCGGCGTAACCATTGGTCGTCGCCACTCAAGGATGCGAGCTCGACATGCGTAATCCCGGCCGAGGCGAGGTCAGCGCATGCCAACCGGACAAGCGCTCGGGCAACCCCCTGCCCTCGAGCCCCGGGGGCCACATAGAGCCAGTGGGCGGCGCCAAAGCGGGTTGGATGCCCAATAACCCGCTCGGCAATCTCGCCGCCCAAGAACCCGAGGAGCACGTGCGACTCGTCCTCGAGGGCGACATAGAGCAAGAGCCGTGGGTCGGTCTGTACCCGACCGGCGAGGTGCACCGTGAAATCTTCGACGGTTTGCTGATCGTGCGTCGGGTAGCCGACGAGTTGGTATTTCTCGAGCTCGACGACCAAATGGCCGAAGGCGACATGAATCGCCGGGAGGTCGGCGTAGACGGCGCGACGGACGATCATGGGGCCGGCGGGGGCGCCACGGCCGCCTTCGTGCACCACGCGGCGGCACACTCCGGGCTGTGAAAGAGCAAATGTGGCGCGATGTAATAGACCGTCCGGCCATACGGTGGCACGGTTGACGACTCGTCGTCATGCATGAAATGCGCTCCAACGAGCGTCCAGCCGCTCAGGCTTGTTGCCGTCGCGCCGCAATTATCGCATACGTACGAATGTGGCATTTCCCTTTACTCCCTCACGCCATGACCCACACGTGCATATATCCGCACTGATTCTGCTGAGCATCAAATGAGATTGCGCCACTGGTACAATAGACTTCCAACGTATAGTTATGGGTTCCCGCGGGCGCGTTGGTATCGTAGAGCGCAAAATTAATCATCATCGGGCCACTATTGCTGTAGCCTCTATAAATCGCCTGATTCGAGACGGCACCGAAGTCAATCGCATCGCGGCGCACCCGCCAGTACGCGGTGCCCGAGCCGACAAAGGCAAGCGCACTCCCGGTTCCGAAAATGAAGATCGTCGCGTTTGCATAGGGCGGAATGACGCCGACCGTCGCGACTTGATACCAGGCACCAGTGCCTGGTGTCGTCCAGCTCGCCGGGAACACTGCCGACGCGCCGTAGCGTGTACTCGCGCGATTTGCCAGTTGGGTATTGGTGATGCTGCCGCTAACAATATCGGGATTGGGGTAAGTCCCTGTTAAATAGGTTCCACCCGCCGGGCCCGACGGAATCGCTGTCACGCCGGCGGCAAGCTTCGCCTGAGTAACCGAGGCGTCGGCAATCTTTAGCGTGGTGACGGCGGAATCAGCGAGGTCGACGGTGGCAACGCCGCTATTGGCGAGCTCGCGCGACCCGACGGCACCCGGGGCGAGCTTGTCGCCGGTGATGGAGGCCGGTTGAATGTTGGTGCCATCTACGCCGCTATTCCACGCCGAGTAAATCGTGTCCAAGTCGGCGTCCATCTCGGACGCGAGAATGGTCGTATAGCCGGCACTGACCTTGCCGCCGTAGGTCGTCGCGCCGCCTTGCTTCGCGGGTCGGCTTATCTGCGGCATTTATTGGGTTTCCCGGGCCGACGGTTGCACGCGGAGCTCCAAGTCGCGGAGGTCGATGCGCAGCGGGTCCGTGTGCTCGATAGCAACCTGAAACGCCCGCGCCCGAATCTCGGGCACTGGCAGCTCGAATTCCACGAGGTTGAGCGACGACACCACCCAGCTCGCGCTATTCCATGCCGACGAATTCCACACGCCGCCGGTAGCCGCAGTCAACGGGAGCACGCCGCTGCGCGTAATCGCTTCGTCGCCCGTCACGATAATGACAACCGACGTGTCGGTTTCGACGCGACCGACGACCCGGGCTCGCTTTGCCAGTTTCGGCACAAGCGGCGTGCCGTCATCCAAGTAAGATGTCATCATGCGCGATTGAATCGGTACCGGCGGGCTCCCGTCCTCGACGTACGTACCCGCCTGGTCGACGAGCAAGATTTGCCCGGCACCAAGAGCCGCCCATTGCCTATCGTCCTCCGCCGGATGTGCCTGCACACGGACGCTTGCGGTGTATGCCGGCGTCATATGCGGCCCCCACCACGACGGCGGGTTACCGAGTCCGTGGCGCAAATCGAGCCACCATTGCTGAGTCGGGATAGCTTGCCCGGCTTGCGATACCGCGAGCTTATAAAAGCCACGGTGGAAAATCGCCCATGAGCGCTGCCGCGACCCCTCGGGAATATTTCGGATGACACTTTCGATGGGCCAGCCGATATCTTGCGGCTCGGTATTGGCTGCCGAGAGCAGATAGACGCTGCGCTTGCCGCAGAAGACCACCCCGGCAGTCGTTGCCACAATCGACCGGTCGCTCGGGCATCCAATCTCCGCCGATACCTGGGTCAATGCGGCGCTCGGGTCGTCGTACGACAAATCCCCTTGCCAGAGCCACGTCGACACGGCGGTAAAGAGCGCCACCGGAGCCGAGGGCTGGAGAGAGCCCGAGGATTGCGGAACGACCGCAATACCCGTCACCGTGTCGCCGAGGTCGCGAGTCAACCCAGTCGCCGGGAAAAAGATGCCTTGGTTGAGTGCCGCCTGCTCCAACCCAGGAACAACGACCGAGCTTGCCCATACCCGCCGGCCCTCCGGCCCAGGGCCGCCGGCACCGTAGATGCAGCCGCGGTGCACGCACAACCGCGAGCCGCGGCGTTTGACCGTCGACGGAATAGGAACGACGGCGGTGCTTACGTCGGGGTCGTCGTAGAGCGCGAAAATATCCGACGTGCCGCCGGCAACGCCATTCGGCAATTGGTCATGCGCCCCCTCGATCATCTGGTCAGCGCCAGCAACGAAGAGATGCCACGACTGCCCGGCGGGTAGCGTCGCGGTCGGCGGCCGAAACGAGAGCCGTACCCGGCTCGCGGACGGCGTCGTTGCGCTGCGCACGTCGCCGATACTGACCCACACTTCCGTCGTATTGTTGTAGACCGCCCAGCGATACGGATAGGTTCCAGCAAGAAGGTTCGAGTTCGGGTCGTCGACAAATGTCGTTGCCTGCCCCGTATCGTCGGCATGGGCAAGCGGCCCGAGGTCTACTGCCGGGTCTTGTAGGTGCACGTACTTTAGCGGGTCGGTATCGTTGCCGACGTACACGGTATCTCCGACCGCCGCGAACCCGTAGCGGTCGCTCTGCGTGGTAAACTTGCCGTTGGTCACGGCGGTGAACGTGCCGTCGTCGACTGACAGATAGAGCGTATCGCCGCCCGGGGTTCCGGAGCACGTCATGGCGAATAAGTAGCGGTGCCCGTCGCTCCCGAGATTGTAACCGAGCGTATCGACGCGGGTAATGGTGCCCGAGAGCTGCTGCCATTGCAGAGACCCCCGGCGTTTCGTCAGTACGTACGTCGGGTCAGGAACCCAATTGCTGCAATAGGTGAGAAACCCGCGGGGCGTAAACGCAGGGTCGATTGACTGAATGGTGCCGGTAAATTGCCGCACCGGAATCGCATGCTCTCTGTCGGGAGCGCCCGGCATTTAAGGCCATCCTCGAAAGCCGCGGCGGAACTGCAGCGGGTCGAGTGGGATATCGGAACGCTGCGACCGGAGCGGCGCCTGCCCGCGACGAATGTTCGCCAAGAGCGTATCCCGCACCCCCGCCTCTTGTGGCGCGCGGGCGTCTCTTTCGTGCTCGAGCGCAAAGACGTAGACAGCTTGCACCAAATAGTTATGGTACGGAAAGACCGGGATATCCGCCGGCTCGTTCGCAGGCAACGGCTCTGGCGGCAGACGGCGATACCGCAAAACGGCAGACATGCTGTGTCCCGAGGGGTCGGGCGCGAAGCTCGCCGTCGTCGCCGACCTCGAGATGGCATACCACGTTGGCGGCGCGCCGCTTCCCATGCCGGGGCCGGAGCGGGCGGCGAGCTCCTCGGGCGATACCTCGGTCACAAACGTGTCGGGGGTCGGGTTGCCGTCGACCGCGACGATTTGCAATCCGTGATCGTCTTGTACCGAGACGAAATCCGCCGGGAGGTTAACCGTCCCGCCGGTAATCGTGAGCGGTGCCGACACATACAAAAACGGCCAGTCGGCGAGCGTGTAGAGCTCGAAGAGGTGCTGACTCAGAAAATCCGTGGCGTCGGCGTCGAGCGCGCGGTTACCCGCCCGATTGAGCGCTAGGTCACGGATTCTCTGGCGCGTGTATCGGCCCGGCGGAATCGTCGGCATGACTGTTTCCCGAGTCGCCGGGCGCCGGTGCCGTCAAGCCTAATTCGCGGCGGAGCTGCGCGACGGCGTTAGCAAACACTTCCCGTTGCCGCTCCTCGAATGTCGACGCGGCGTCGAGTACGGCTTTGTTGTTGGCGTTGACCCGCTCGAGGGCGACGGCATGAAGTACGCCGACCGCCTCGCGGAGCTCTTTTACCGTGCCGGCGCTAAAGGCGAGCACGATATGCTCGCCCTCGCCCGTGACCTTGGAGAGTTGCCCGGAGTATTTTGGGGTTCTACCCGCCATCCCTTTACGCCTGCTTGATTGCCTGGATGCGGTCGGCGAGCATGGCGCCCGTGTCGAGGTCGATAGCGTGCTGCGTCTCACTCTTCCGGTTTGCCTCGACCTGATTAAACTTGTGCACCTCCTCGGCGATTGTTCGGGCGGTGCATTCGTCGACCTCGACAAGCCCGAAATACTTGCGCTCGTTGATAGTGACGTACCAGACTCCGGGGCCGTCGTGGCGACGAAGCGCCGGGACGTTGATTTGCACCCGCTGGCACCCGGGGTGCGATTCCTGATGCGTCGCCCGCCCGAGCCTTGAGCGAAGCTGCCGATGCCGCCTTTTCGCTTCGTCATCATCGGCGAGCGCTAAATCCCGAGCCATGTCGTTGAGCACCTGCCACATGCGCGGTGTCAACTTGATGAAGGGCCGCGCTAAGACCTCCTCGACAAGCTGCTCGTCCGGGAGGGAGTCTAGGTCGAGCTCCTCGGCCTCCTCTTCCGGCTCCGGCTCCGCGTCGGCCGGAAGCGGATACTTGCGCGGCCGCCCCATTAGTTAAACTGCGAGGTGCACTCGAAGCGCCGATAGAAATCGGTATTGAGAATGCACGTCTTGGTCATGAACTTAAAACCCGCCTTGCGGCGCTGCTGCAACGGGTCGGAATCAGTCGCCGTTGCCGGCGTCAACGTTGCCTGGACCCGGGAGCCGATTGCCGGCACCGCAAAGGCGCTCTTACCGAATACGTAGCCCACATGCACCGTGCCAGTCGCCGGCGGGTCGGCGCCGGCGGGAGCGCCGCTCGGATTCGCCTGCAACGACACGCCGCCACTGGTCGCCGCGACGTTGAACGTTGCCGCCGTCCCTGTGGTGAATGATACCTGCCCGGCGTAGAGCGGAATGGCCCCAGCGGGCTGCGACACGTAGAGGTTATACCGGCCCGTCGGTGCCGTCGCGCTGATCGTAAACTGTACGTCGAACGCTCCGGCGTTGGTCACGTTGGCGGACACAATCTGCCTGGCGTCGAGCCCGTTTATCGGGTCGGCGAGGGCCGCCGTGACCTTGACCGTGCCGCCGGCCGTAAAGCCCACGTCGCCGGTCGGCAGCGACGTCAGGGCCGCCGCCGACACGCCTCCGGCACCGGTAGCCAGAAGCGAGATGATCGGAAGCAGGTTCGACCGCTTCCACCGGACGCCGCGCCACCGGCCTACCTCGGCGTTTAACAGCGGCGTGGCCTCGGCGTACTGGTGCGACGCCACGAAGGTCGAATCCTTAGCGATGTCTTGCTCGGTGTAAGGATCGATCACGCCGGCGTACATGGAGCCCGTAAAGGTCATGGCGCCGAGTTGCCGCAGCGTCGCAACGATCATCGAAATGAAATCGGTCGTCGGATAGTCCGTCGAGGCCAGCGTCGTACGCGACGTCTTGTTGTTCGGAAACACAACGACGCCGCCACCCATGAGCACCTTTTGGATTTCCCGATCCTGCAACTCTGCCGAGGCGTGCCCAAGTCGATCCTTTGCGGCCTGCAACGCCGGATGCTTCGTCGTCATCAGCGCGACGTCGGAGAGGCTACAGACCATGCCCCACTGCTCGAGCACAGCGGTAACCTTGTTCACGATCAGCGGCGTCGAGTCGGGCGTGATACCCTCGGTGAGTGGCAACCCGGGCAACGGCAAACGCTCGTAGCGTTGCGCGCTGTATGTTTTACCCTCGCCCTCCGGCATGTTCGGCGTATCGCCGATATCCTGAAAGACCGTCAACTTTTCCGCAATGGCGAGGAGCTCATCCTGTAGCCACAGCGGCGCAAGATCGTTGACTAGGGTTGTCGAGGTCGATAGCCCCGGGTCGGAATAACTATAGGTACTGCCGGGCATGGCGCGGTCCTCCTCTTCCTCGGCTTAGATCGTAAGCCCTTCCATAACCTTCCGCTTTTCCTCGAGCGGAAGCCTGGAAAACTCCTCTTTGGTTTGCGGTGCCCGGCCTTGCTTGGTCGGTTCCGGGCCGGCTTTCTGTACCGCCGCTCCGCCCTCGGTGACGGCGGCGGCGGCATTGGCAGCCCGTTGCGCTTGTGCGGCGGCGCGTTCGGTCGCGCGTTGCTCGAGTAGCTTATCCATGTACGTCGGGTCTTCCATGCGCCGCGACCGTACCGCGGCGACTGCCTGCTTACGGGTGATCGTTTGCCCACGTTGCCGATACTCGGCACGCAAGCGGTCGACCTCCTCGGAAAAGGTCTCGTAGTCCTTGACCTCTTGGCGGGCTTGCACGAGGTCGACGACGTCGGCCATGCCCTCGAG